CTTGGGTGTTGGAGTTCGGTCGTTTGGGACTTCTCCCCTGGGATCGTCAAAAGTTAGTTTACTACTTCGATGACCTGTTCATTCCCCTGACCCATGAGTCGGGCAGTGAGGACCATGCCGATCGGGATCGTTATGTTACCTGCTGTCATGGCTTCCGCCACTGTTGCGTACATCAGGACAGCCACATCGACAACGTCTGTGAAAACACTTATCAGTTTCCACGAGACAGTCGTCGCCTGGGCAACTCCTGAGCTCACAAAATTGGCGTAAGCAGCAACCTTGTCAGCAAGTTGTGCAAACGATACTCCCTCATCCGGTGTGGTCGCAAACTCACACAAGAGCTGTACAGGACTCCCGCCAGCGCTAGCAAGTGTAGACTGAAGTGGCAGAGTGCAACTGAGCTCATACGTCCCGGGTTGTAAACGCAGTGCGTCGCCGGTCCCTGGCAGCACTACTCTGGTTATACTCCCTCCCGCGTTATTGCTAGCTGACGAGCCGGTGGTCCAAGCAAGATCTTGGTACAGCGTGCCGGCTCCTGAAAAGTCAGTGTAGCTAAACGGAGTGGTGGAGGAGGACTTCACACCAGTATAAAGCCCCGACATGACAGTGATGGGCTTCGTGACTTGCGGTGTCCTCAAACGAACGTTGTAACTTATTCGCAGCAGGCCAACATCGTTGGAAGCCACGGGCTGCTTGCAGACAAAGCACAATGTTGCCGCATCGTATAGCTTAATGTCTGCTGGTTGGGTATTGTGGCGCACATATTTCATCCCGTGAGGGAAGGCTGCCTTCAAATCCATCCTGCAGTTGAGTGGCTGCCAAACAGGTCCGGACACTGCGTCATCGTAAGACATTAGGTCCTGGACCGTCGGCGGAGGTGCTGATCCTGGCGAATACTCGAATGCCATGTACACTAGTCCATCCTTGGCCGTGGCAACAGCCGGGATGTACTCAGCGGTCAGATATGCGAAGTCATATCTTTCCCAATTATCAGCCAAAGGCCCTAACCACGGAAATGTTGATCTTGATCCCGCATTGATGGGATATTCCTTGACAACAAACGTCGCGGTCGAGGCAACTTCGGCGACAATCTCGCTGTGCGCGAAAGTGGCAATACGCTTAAGTCGTTTCGTTTCGTTTCGGAGAGTAACAGGGAAGGCGGCAGGTCGGCGTGACTGCACCTTTGCGCGTTTACTCGGGGGTCTGGAGGCCGCACGGCGGCGGCGTCGCTTTCTTTGATTTCTGTTTTGAAATCCATTCATAAGGTTGTTGGTACTTGTTCTTTTCGTAATTCTCTAAAATACGACCCCCCCGGCTCCCAAGCGGCACCGGAGGGACGTCCCAGGGCTTCACGCGCCTACTGGCGCGCGGGACGGGGGGCCTTGCGTTCCCATCTCGCTGGCCCCCGGCGGCGCCTTCGCTGGCGCCGTCTTCCCATTTGTTTCCTTCCACCTTCCTGCCGCGGAGGCCCCACTTTGGCCTCACGCGTTGGTCCCTCTTGAGGACAATTTACCCTCCTCCGCCCATCTCCCTGGCCAGGCTGCACAGGGTGGGGGTGTCGTCCCTCGGGCACACTGTCCTTGCGGTCAGCGGCAGGAGGGAGGCCTCTCTCGTTTTGAACCGGTCTAGCCTCGGGCCCTTCTTCCAGATTTCCGTCTGGTTCCGGGGGCTTCTGATCCGGCGGGGGAGGTGCGGGCATCTGCTGAGCTACAGAAGGTTCATGCTTGGCTTCTGCTCCCAACAGTTCCTCAAGTCGAGCCAGCTGCGCGTCGTTTGGTCGCAAATGTGCCTCGTTCAGCGCGTGTACCAAATCGTCGAACTCATCATCGCTGATCTGCTGTGCAATGTCAAGTTCTCGTGCATGTGGCTCGATTTTCAACTCTGGAAGGGCTGGTGCTTCCTCACCATTTCCTACTACCTCACCGTCAACCACAGAATCCCAAGGTGGGAGTCTGGGCGTGGGATCACCGAAATTTCGGAAGTTCAGGAGATCACCAACGCTTCTCGCCCACTGGAGATGGGCGCGGAAAGACTCGAGATGGAAGTCTGGCATCGCCAGTTCTACTTCGTACTCCATCCAGCCGTCTGAGTTCACGTTGGGATACTGACTGTCAAAGCTTGCGCGTGAAGCCCACGTGCGTAGGCCATTCGCTGTCTCTGACTCTGTCTTGATATCCTCTTCCGTTAACCCAGATAGCTCGATGACGCGTGTCACGAACTCTCCGATGATAGGTGTGTTCCTATCAGTGAGGTAGAATGAAATTGCCTTCTCCCTGAGTTTGACTGCAGGTTCCAGGTCATTGAACGCGGCGGGTGTCGTGTGGAACTTCATGGCCTGCCTCCGCACATCACAGCAACTGTCCAGTTCTCCGTACCAGACGTTCGCTGAGTAGTAGCGGGCCAAGAAGGTCACTCCACGGTCCCCTCGTCTTACAATCGAATGATCCAACTTCTGTCCGACCATCTTTGCCGCCCGCGCGTACAAGGGCGGGGGTAGATCGGACGTCAGACCATCGTCACCTAGGAAAATTCCCAGTGACTTGTACGACTCCTCGACGCCTCTGCCCATCAGTCTGTATGCCACAAAACTAATGAAAGCAGATGCCATCGAGCCATTCACAGACGTGTCGGCAAAGCCAGACAATTGTGAATATCCAGGGTCGTACGCGATCGGCGTTGTTCCGGGTCCAGTTGACCACAGGGTGACGCGGTTGCTAAGGCTCTGCCGAAATAACTCGTCCATGTCGTTACGATATTCCGGCCTCAGAACCTGTAGGTATATGGTCCTCTGGAGGAGCCTGATGATAGGTGAGACATGGCCATCAAAACGCGAATAATCAGAAAGATTAACGTGTGAGGCGCTGTGTTCACAAACCCAGGCTACTCGCTCCGCGATCTCGCGGGGTACCATCCCTGAAGCATACCACTTGCATTTCTTAAAGACGGTGTCGACTATGGCGTGGACGAATCTCAAATACTTGATCTTGTTCTTCGTCGGCGCGATTGTGATCAATCGCGGGTGTGTTACCTTGCCATAGGGCTCCTTCTTTATGAACGCAGTTGGTCCGCGTCTGTCGTGTTCTCCCAGATCACATGCCTCCTCGAACAGATGGCGTTGAGTGCGGCGGGGCTGGCGCTCCCATATGACATCAAGGTCATAGGGCACCACCCTCCCGGCGTGTGAGCTCACCACTTGAGAAGCGAACTCGCGCACCCACCCCACCATCCGTGAGTCTGGAATGAGGAAGGATTGGGGGTCAAGGACCCGCCCAATCACTGCTAGCTCCCTGTTAGGCTGGGACATCTGCGGCGCGAAGGCTCCGTCGTAAAACGGGCGCATGAACGCATTGAGACTATCTTTAGCCTCCGCATTGTATCCTCGAAGGGGCTGAAAGCCCCTCACAGCCTGGGAAACGGGCGTGACGGTTCCTGCCTTCCGGTGGTCAACCATGCTGCGGAAGTACCTAACAAGGATCCTTGATCCCACATCAGGCACCCCGGCAATCATCGACTTCACCTGGGCGGAGTTGAGCGGTCTCGACGATGTCGTCGCCATTGCGGCGAGAGCGTCGTCGTGCTTCGCATCAATCGTCACACTCGTGTACTCCCCCACGCGGCCCGTCGACATCTTGATTCCATCCTTTGTATGGATTCTAAGACGCAGATCGTCACCCTGTGCCACCTCCAATCTCTTGAGCCTGTTTTTCTTGAGATAGAGGCAACCCAGGAGTGCCGACAAGCCTCGCAGCTCACGCATCGGGGTCAGGAGGACGACTGAGCGATGCTCAGCTATCTCTCTCTGCTCCACATTGTAGGTGATGCTGCGGTAGGGAATACCTAGAAATGTCCTCGTGCATGTCACCGTGTCCTGCCCGTATGACCAAAGCTTGTGCTCATACACCGCCCCGCCCGATACGCGTGTGCGCATGGTACTGTCACCAAGAAAGGTGAAGGAGGTCTCGCCGTTTGCGGCGACGCTCCTGGGTACGAAAGTGTAGATCAGCTTGGGTGTCATCTGGCGTGCTAGGTGGTCTTCGAAGTCCTCGATGTAGTAGTCCACATCGACGTACAGCTCTGCCATATTGTCCTGGCGGCTATCGTTCTGATAGGACGTGTTGAGGTCTTTACTCCAGAAGTAATGACGCACACCTAGCCCACGGCGTCGCTGGTCGTGACGCGACATTTGTACGTGGAAGGGGACATGTCCCGAGTTCAGTGCGAGAAGTTCGCAAAAGGCTTGGGCTCGGGACCTGTCCGCCGCGGATTTACCATGGGGATGATCTTTCGCCTCCCTAACTGTTGGGATAGGGGTGCGAAGGAACTCCCTCCGAATGGCTGATGAAGCCCCGCGGCGGCTCCAATGGTCTAGGAAACGTGAAACCAACCCGCGACCATAACGGGTGGCTATTGGGCGTGCAAGATACTTGCACACCAGGGCCAGAACTACTAGCGACAGCGCTGCATTGCGCTGTCTATTCGAAATGGCCAAACTCCCTAAGCGAGGGTATCTTAGAGAGGACGGTCTAATGGTTTTCACCACCGTCTTCACATAACTTTTCAATATATCGATCGTACGCATCTTAATCAACAACTG